CATTGACTAAAGTGATGATGAAAGGCATGTTATCTACCTCATCATTCTCTAATAGAGAGCAAATGATTCAAGATTGATAAGGCATCACAACCTAATCCGCAAGAACAACAAATGCAAATGGCAGCAGCACAAGCTAACATAGCATTGGTTCAATCACAAGTAAAAGAAAATGAAGCGCAAGCAATGGAAAGTCAGGCATTAGCTTATAAAGCTAAAGTTGAGGCAGATGTTGCGCCTGAAGTAGCTAAATCTAAAATAATGAATGCAATATCAAACAATCTTCCAAATGAAGATGAAGCCGCTACGATTGAATTTGACCGTAGGGTGAAAGTAGCAGAGCTGATGCTTAAAGAGGAAGATGTCAAGTCTAAAAAAGCTATTGTTACCATGCAAATGCAAGATAAGCAAGAAAAGCAGAAAAAGGCTGATAGCGAACATCTAAACAAAGTTGGCGAGATATTGCAATGAAACAGGATTTTGACGCAAAAGCGGCATTAGCCTTACTTGGCGAGAGGCTATTAAATACGCCTGAAATAAAATCTCAACCTGAAATTAGTATTAAAGCTCAAGTCGAAACTATCAAACTTGTTTTAAACAAGGAAATAGCCCCATTAAAGTCAAGGCTAGACACAATAGAAATAAAAACGCTTATCCCATTGGAAAAAGGCGATAAAGGCGATAAAGGCGACAAGGGTGATAAAGGCGACAAAGGACTTAATGGCTTAAACGGATTATCAGGTAAAGATGGAAAAGATGGCAAGGATGGTAAAGATGGCGAGAATGGGGTATCGGTTGTAGATGCTGAGATTGCATTAGATGACCACCTTGTTCTAAAGCTATCTGATGGCAATATCATTGATGTTGGCGAGTTACCTATTGAAGAAAAAATGAAGGTTATTTCAGCAAGTATTATGAATAGACCTCAAATCACTGTTTCTTCAACTGCACCACCAAATCCGCAGCTAAATGATTTATGGTATGACATTACATAGAGGAGTAATAAATGTCAAGTTTACAAGGACAAGATTCAGAATTAAGCATGACAATCCAAATCAAGCGTGCGGCAACAGGTGAAATTGAAGAACACACTCTAACCGCTACAGTCACGCCCGAACAGTTAGAAGCTCTAAAGGCTAACCATCCTAATCTTACGGAAAATAAATGAAATACGATGGCGCAAAGTTTTTTGACTTAAAAGACAGGCACGGTCTGCCTCTTGAGGTCGCGCTGGATAAGATTTATGGTGAGGGATTTAAGATTGACTGGGAGGGTTTCGTAAAACGAGGCTTACATCTTAAAGTCAGTAAAGAGAAATTAAAGCGGATAATGGATGAGACTTTGCTTGAATCCTTTATCCCAAAAGAAGTAAAAGCAGATATTTTATCTGACTTTAATCAAATTATTTAAGGAGTATTATTATGGCAGTTACACATTCAACCGTATCAACGCCTGTAGAGATGCCAAATACCACATCACCTAATGCTACGTTTGGAACTGTTACATCAGATGATGCAAATGTACCTGAACCTGTAGCGGCATTGGCAAAGTCAACTGTTTCAGTCACTAGCCATAATTCATTGAAAACGCCTTGTAACTGTTTATTACCTTGTTGTACTGTAGCCATTTAAAACTCCTCAAATATTTGAAAGAGGGCAAGGGCAAAAGCCCCCACCCTTTTAGCCTAATTACGCAGGTACGATTACTGCATAGCCAGCATAATCACGCAACTCTTTAGTGCCATAAACAGTGTCGCTAGTTACCAAAGTACCTAGATATTCTTGTTTATATTGAGCTTGAGTGCGAATGCCTTGTTGCTCTGCTAATACCATTGCATCTTTATGGAACATCAAGCAAGCGCGGTATTTTGTGCTTGTTGGAGATGATGTTGACCAATCAACTGTTAAACCAAATTCATCCGCATAAGCTGCGCCTGTAGGTGCGGCAGATGAGAATGTCACTGATTGAGTTGATGTTTGGCTGTTGACATGAATCCAAGGGCAGTTAGTTGATGTGAATACTTCCACACCATACAAGTTACCCAAACGACCAGTTTTGATAGCATCGCCTGAGCCAACAAATGCTTGCTCGGTGAAACGTGCAATACCGCGCAATACGTTGCCTTCAACAGGTGGAATTACAAAACTTAGCTCAGAGCTATTGATGTCTTGGTCTTCAAGGTTTTGAATCACTTGGCGAATACCAGCATCAGTTAATGCTGTGCCGTTACCCGGAGTTGTGCCTGAAAACAATGTAGAACCATTGCCACCAATTACTGCACGCTCGTAAAGGTTAGTAGCACCTGCAATAGAACCAGCGTTAAAGCCAGCACCCAATAGATGCAAGTCACGGTCAACACGTTTAGCTAAAGCATAGCCACCGTCATCTGTGTAGAAGCCACGCATTGATGCCAATGCTTGCATTTCTGCAATATCTTCATACAGTTTTGAATATTCAAAGTGTTTATTGATTAATACATCAACAATACCAGCAGTATCAGCAACAAGCGTTACTTGTGTGTTTGCGGCTTTTGCAGAAGCATCACCACGAGCTGGAACGGGTAAATGAAGCGTATCGCCTTTTTTACCTTTGAAAGAGAATTTTGTTACTAAGTTGCCTAAAACAAGTTTTTGTTTATAAGCGGCAATTACCTCATCACTCCACTGTTCGGGAATGAAGTTAGCGGCAGTTGTAATGGTTGCGTGATTTGAGCCTAAAGCCATAATGTTACTCCTAAGTTAAGTTTAACTTAACCCTGCCGCAAGAGTAATGAGTTCGTTTTACCTAACTCGACCCTCTTGATAAGCAACATCAATTTCATCTTGCATTGATGCAAACTTAGCAGGGTTATTCATTTTTAATCGTATTAGGTCAGTTCTACGGTAAACTTTTCTTGAGCTTTCGCCTGAGCCGCCAGTATCAACAGAGGCGGATAGTAAAGATTTGTCCCTAGACTTTGTGTCAAAGTCAGTAATAGTTTCAACATCTTTACGAGCTTTTGCCATCTTTAATTCTTTAAAAGTCGATAGCAATTCATCAGCAGCATCCACACTATAGTTTTCAGCTTGATTATAAAGTTGTGTGCGAATCTTACTTGAACCAATCCAAGTTTTAAAATCATCACTACGAACAACATCCGAAAAATCAGGATGTAACTCTGCAACCTTGCGTTTAGCCAATTCCATTTGGTTCAGCATTGCATATTGCTCTGCCGCGATAACCTTAGGATTGTTTTCAACCGCTAATCTAACAGCCTCTTGTGGATTCTCAAAAAAATCTACTTCTGTAGCCTGTTCCTGTGCTGGCTTATTATGCAATTGTGACTTTATTAATTCGTCTGCTAGTTTTCGGACTTCCCCTACTTCCTGCGACTGGCGGTCAATCAGCCTTTCAGCATCTTGGTGCATCTTAACAACATCCTCTACGCTTTTGCCCTTATACTTATCAGGAAGCTCGGGTGTATTGCTCTTTTGCTCTACTTGTGCAATTTCTTCAACTGCTTCAATCTCGCCTAAATCAACTTCGTCTTGTATTTCTGCCATATTTCCGCCTATAAAAAGGTTGTCGGATACCGCGCTATTTGCGTTCTCGGTACGTTATTGCTTTTATAACACTAATAAAATAAATACGCAAGCAAAAAGTGAGTGCTTACTAACATTTATTTATTTATTATTTTCAGCGTGCTTTTTAGCACGTTTTTCACGGTCATCAGCCCATTTGTGATACGCACTTGGAAACGCACCAGTAATGCCTTCAAGTTTAATTGTTGGAATCCCAATCATTTTATTTGCCTGACCGCCACATTCGCAATCTATCTCAATAACTTCTGCATCTATAAATCGCTCTGTTACTTTCTCACATGCCCCGCATTTAAAATCTCTGATAATTTTCATTCGTCATCTTTCTGCAATTCTTCATAGGTGGATTGACTTGTGTCTTTTAAAGTGACTAGCCAATTCATAATTGATAATTCGCCTTTTTTAAAATACAGTTGCTTCTCATCCACAATGGAATTGATGTTATTTGTTGATTCAATCATCTCATTAACATCTTCTATTAACTGCTTCCAGCCAATATCGCCCATCATTAGCAGACGTTTTTCATAATATTCAATTAATTCAGGTGTCATAGCCATGTGCTTCCATTCCAATATTTAAGAGATTTTTCTGTCCATGTGCTTCCATCCCAATATTTAATTGGTTTA